ATTCCACCTTTCGCAAATGCCGAATCAATCAATTTGCCCGCTTGGTTTATATCACCAGTTGAGTTTAAAGTCCCAATAGCGGCGTTTAATACAGCCGGTGTGAGTGCTTTATCAAGAGATAAGGTCCGCTGGTCCTCTGTCTCGCCAAGTCTATGACTTATGTTTGTATTATTTTCGGATATTTGGTCTAATATTTCACCGAGCGATTTCGGGTCCGTTGCGCCCGGGGCCATATTCTGTAAATTGGTTGTGTTAGCGGCTATGCCTTTAATGTATGTATTTCTATCCTCATTTGAGATATGTTTATTTACAGCGTTACGGATACCGCCTATTTGCCCATCTATCCGGCGAGTAACCATGTTTCTTACGAGAGGATTTGTTATTCCATCGAGGGCGTTGTCTTTAATCGTCGCCGCTTTTTGGTCGAAGTCTGCTAAGTCGCCCTTCGTAACCTGCTCAAAATGCCTTTGGAGATAACCGGACGGGGCTTGTATTGGATTACCATCGTGATCAACTTTTGGGTTACCGTTAGGATGGGTAAGAGGCACTACTTCATCGTTATTTATAAGATCGGAAAGATTATTGCGGGCTGATTCTAATTTGTCATAGCCCTTCTCCTGTTCATCCCAATAATTCATCTGTTGCATGTGAGCAAGTGCCGCGCTACTCATATCAACGCCAGTATTGCCTATTTTCTCTATTGACTTTGCAACATCTTCTCCGAAGGCTCCGGGGACGGCATTAGGCACATTTGGAGTTTGGACTTTCTCGACACTTCGCATTGGCGTTTGGTAACTTGGGTCCTGACTATCTGATAACATTGGAACTTTCATTTATCGCCCCCAACTGTAACTATAAGGATTGTCTAAAGTAACTTTGCCTGAACCTCCACCACCAAAAGAATTTCCACCACCAAAAGAATTTCCACCATAGCTATTCATGGATTTGGCATAAGAACTTGCCGCACCCATTATGGAGTTTGCCGCGCCAAAATATCCTGCTGTCCTTGCGTTGCCTGCGGCCATAGTGTCCTGGGCTGATTCGACGTTCGCTCCCCACTCGGCGTTAGCGGCCTCGTTATTAAGATTCCATATCTGCTGATTGGCGTTATTTGCGATCGCCGCTGACTTAGCATCAGCATTGTATCTAATAGCCATCTCATCTCTTTTAGCGGCATCAAAAGTATCTGTAGCAATATCCGCCGCCGTAACTGACCCACCCATACCATTTGCGGCCAGCGTTGCTGTTTGCGCGCCCCTGACTTTACTAAGCCCTCTCATATTCGCCGCGCTTGCTTCGGAGGCATCAAATTGCGTAGCAGTTGTGTTCTGTTCTTCGTTCTGCTTGACGAGTGTTATATTCTGATCGGCTGTCCGGCGGGCGAGATAGCCGCGCATTTGAGCGACCTTAGCCTGGTATTTATTCTGGTTAGATGAAGCGTTACCTGCCATTATCGCTCCAGTAGCAGCTACCCCTGCGGATATGGCAAGCACTCCGACCATTACGCCTGTGTATCTTTTATTGGTATATTCAAATTCCGGATATCTATGATAGAAGTGGTGTCTCATTGGTTTCCTCTTTTGTTAATTCGCTATAATGGGGAACATATATTTCCTTCTCAATCTTGTCTATATCTCTTTCGTTTGTAATATTAAGATGAACCGTAGCAAACCTTGTATCTTCATGATGAAATACAATACGCTGACTCCCTGAAGGGGATATGAATGAATAGGGAGCCTTCACACGTTTATTGCCATCAGGGCCGATGATTGTTATCTCCCCCTCCAATAAGAACGCCGGATTAGAATGTTTATGGACATAGGATAAAATCATAGAGCCTTTCGGACAGAAGATTTCCCGGATATACATCCCGTTAGCAAAAGTATGTTTTAACGGGAACACATCAGGAGTAACGCAGTTCTCATGTTTACGCATAGCGCGTTCCATACGTAACATAAGGATACGGAAGTCAACGTTCGGAATGTTGATTGGCTCTTTCTGAAATCCGACTTCTGTGGTCATTGTTTCTATTACTTCTGTGTTACCTGACATGTTTTCTCTTTCAATAATGATCTATATTGCGCATTACAAAATTCTAATTCTTGTATAACAGAACGCTCCTCTAATAGATAATTTAGAGATGTAAAGTTGACATCATAACTATTTATACATAATCCATCTATACCTCGAACAAATGAAAACTGATTCATAAGGCAGTCCCATTCATACCTATTTAGTCTTATTTGATGATCTATATTTCTATAATGACATTCATAACATACATAAAATGCAATCCCCGATCGCTCCGTAGCTTCAAGATTTGGAAAACACTTTTCATCGTGCGTGTCCATTTCAATATTACAACCATGACAATTTACAATCATGCCGTCGGGCCTCCGATCGTCAGCCTCGGTATAAGCGCGACCACCTGTAACGGAAGCGGATCGTATTGCCTTATACAAATATGCGCGTTATCCTGGTAGCCTCCGCTTAGAACATCTTTTATATCGCCCGTGTAAAGATTAACAAGATTTTCATAATCAATTACGGAGTTACTTCTTAGCGGGAAAAGCGTATTAAAGTCTATGCCTATCCACCCGCCGAGAGTATTAACTACTTTTAGAGTGAATTGCGAAATCTTTGTTTTCTTGCCCTGTATACTCCCATCTCTCATTTGCATTTCAGCATTTAGGGTTTCAATGTCGGAGTAATATGGTATGCCTACATGAACGACTGAATAGAGGTCAGGTAAGGTTATCTCTCCGCTTGCCACGGTAAGAGGTGCCAAGTAATTCGCTATGACATTCCCGTCAGCTAATACTGCGACCTTTGTGCCATCGGGATATGGTAGGCCCGTGATAGTATCAACTGGACTTCCATCATAAGTTACGCCGCAATCAACAAAGAATTGGTCTTCTGGCGCGGTAGAAGCAAATCTATTTCCAGTTCTCTCGATATATCTCTTAGACCCGCGCTTGACTACTGTCCATAACTCGTCATACCCTGTAGTGGGAACGACTGACACGCTTTCATATTCATCTGCTCCGTCCAAACCTGTGTCCCACCAAGTCCAAGCTAAAATCTCCTGTTCTCTCATGTAGGTCATACAAAGAAGTTTACCGTCGGAACGACCGCAGAAAACTATTCTTCCCGGATATTTCTGATAGTCCATTGAGGTAATTGAATAGCCCGTGAATAAGTGATTGGCTAATATCGAAAGGTCCGCACCCGTGAACGAGTAAGATGTAAGCTCATATCCTAAGTCTTGAATTAACCCGCCCATTTGTTGAACGAAGATAGCTCTATTACCTACTACCACGCAATCCACTCCACTTGCGCCGACATATCCATTTGGACGGACAGTTGTCGAAGCGGGAGTAAGGACTGTGCCGGGATCCCCTATGGACCATTCCCCAGAAGATGTAAGCATGAGAAGCGTAATAAGAGGAACGATATTATTTATACCATTAACTTCTCTTGAGGGAAGATTTGCGGTTATGCCATCACTATCTACAAGTGGGTCAGAGCGTGAGAAGTCATAATAGTTACTTGACTTTGTAAGCCAGAAGGTCTGCGGTTGCCAATAAGTATTTCCATGCGTAAGCCTGTCCTGTGGGTCAAATTCTACAACACTCGGCCAGCCCCTATAATCACTCCATGCGCCTTCCGACCAATCAGGGATTGCGGTTGTAAGTCCTATACGTCTAACTACGTTACCTGTAACTTGTGTGGGTGAGGTATAACCCGTTATTTCTACTATCCCCTGCTGATAGAATGGGTCGGTAGTAAGGTCAACCGTGGGAGAGCCTGACCCGACAACTATGCGCACAAGAAATGGATCAGCGTTATTTGACATATCCTCCGTGCCATAAGTGTTTATATTTATATCGCCCGCCCCTGTAAAGGCTCGAAGTTTTGTCCACGTTACACCATTATCTGTAGACTTCTCTATAGTGAAATCACCCGTCCATGTTCCGTGAGATATCACTCTCCAAATGCCACCACAACTAATTCCTGCGCTTGTCCCTACTCCACTTTGCGTTACCTTCTGCCCTTCGATGTAATGTCTTAAAAGCCATAAAGCTCCTACACCCCCATTGGTGGCGTGGGGAGCGTGGGTTGAATGAAACAACACAAGAGGCGTTACAATCCATTTGACAGCCGAAAGGTCGGTAGCGAATGTCCCTGATACATGAGCGATTAAACACTGATATACCGTTCCCGATTCGGTGCAATAATCTCCAACTGCGTATTCAGTAACGGTGAGCCAAGCCGGGGCAGATGCTGTAAGGGTTATCCCTAACCCAGTTACAGCACTCGCCGCAACAAGAATAGAATAATCGGTATTAGGCAATAGGAATGGCCCACCGGTAAAGTCATAATTAGTCAGCGTCCAATTAACAGCGCCAAGCCTATTGAGCTGTTTAGGTGAAAAATCTGGACTATCTATAAACAGCACATCAGCACTTTGAGTGAATTTCAACCATTCCAGATCGGCTTCTGCGTAAGGCGTCGGTATTTCAAGGATAGTCTGCTGTGTCCAGTTGGTCGTAGCCCAGGCCCCAGAAGTATGCGCTGTCTTGCAATAATATATCAGCCCGGCATAAGTAACATAATCACCTACTATATAACCATGCGAAGTAACCCATGACGTCGAATCCCATTTACCTACGATGAACGTCGCGTCGCTATTGGCAGTCTTACAACGATAGTAAGTTCCCGAATTAAGAACGAAGTCGCCAACGGCATATGCTGTATTCGCAACCCACGTTGAATATTTCTGTATCTGTCCGCCTGTCGGCCCGACGGTAAAGAACCTTATGTAGTATTCGCCAAACTCTAACTCATAAGTCTGCAAGGTAGAGAAGATGAATTTTCGGACTCTGGCGACCTTATTACCATACTTCGCTTCAGCCATCATGTGAGAGCCGGGCTTATTATAGACGTAACCTGAAGGGGATATGCAGACGTTATAAGCCTTTGCGAGCCATGTGGGATATTTAGCGAGATCCGTATGAGAATGAAGCTCCGGGGCCACTTCGCCGCCTGAAAACGATGTTTTGCAAACTGATATTGGGGTTGACATCTTGCTCCTTTTATGCTATATATAAACTATAACGAAAGGTGAATATATGAGAACTCCGCGTAAAGCTATTTGTGCATATTGTAAAAAGGTGTTCTGGCATAGACGTGAAACAAGCAAGTATTGTTCGTGCAAATGTTTTGGTAAGGCTATAAATACTATGATAGAGAGAACGTGCAAGACTTGCGGCAAAATATTTTATTCTCAACCACATAGACTTAAATCTGGACGTGGTAAGTATTGTAGTAGACAATGCACCGATAAGGCTATGATAGGAACAGCCCGACATCTTGGTTTTAAACATTCTCTTAAAGCAAAACAAAAAATTAAGCAAGCAATTAAGCGCATTTTCCCTAATGGTAGACGAGGTAAAGATAATCCTCATTGGAAGGGTGGGAAATACATTACTCGATTTGGGTATGTGTATGTCCTTAGTCCGGATCACCCTTTTTGTAACAACATGGGTTACGTTGCTGAACATCGTCTTGTAATGGAAAAGCATATTGGACGATACCTTCGCCCCGAAGAAACCGTTCACCATATAAACGGAATACGGAATGACAATCGCCTTGAAAATCTTATGCTGTTTCCTAATCAACGCGCTCATACTAAGTTTCATCATCTTCATCGTGCGTCCTCATAGCTTGATGACTTTGTTTCTGTTATCTGACTTTCATAACTTGACATTCTTTCGGCTTCAGAAACCGCAATCATACCCTTTTTGAGCATACCTTCAGCTATCGAATCATCACCTGTAAGCTGTGGAGCCATCTTTGCCGCGAGTATAAGAGAAAAGGCGTCGATGAAATTAGGATTCCATAGCGTTGTATCAGATAAATCAAATGTATACTCGCCGTAAGCGTCAACACAATTCGTTAGAACTATAAGTTGGTTATTAACGTCGTCATAAACGGATCTAAAATCTTCACCAACAGTTTTGTCTTTTGTCTGTTCGTTGTAGACATGCCATACCGCTACCGCATTGGCCGGAGTGGCGTAAGCGTATATCCACCTTGCGTCATATAGGTTATTCGGACCTTGAGTTAGGTATGTGGCTGACAGAGCTAAAAGTTTTGTTACAGTTGCAAACTCCCAATCATGCCCCGCAAGAGTTAGCCTCCGGGCCGGGTCCCAATAATCATTAGCCGCTACTGCTTCGACAGAGTTCTCTGTCATAGATGAAATTTTGCGACACTTTAATAATCCAAGTGCCATATTCACAATGTCTACTTGACTCGGTTTAGCTGGGAATGGCATGATTTTTCCTTTCGATTAACGCAATAAATAAAATGATGAGTAAAGCTGTCGAGGGTTCCCGATCCGGAAAATGAAATAATAACGTAAAACCTACAAGCAACGCCCCAAGCAATAACATACCTTTACACTTCCTTGCGAGTGAGATTGCATAAGCCGCCAAGATAATATAACCAGTTCTGCCTATTTCATAAAACATCTGAACAGGGAAAGAGTGAGCGTTAGTCCAAGACCCTTCAGCTTGATAATGACCATGTGCTAAACTTGCGAATGTAGCTTTAAATGTCCCAAGCCCCCAACCTATGATTGGATGTTTTCCTGCCAGATTAAGCGCGTCAAACCATACCGGCCCCCTTGCATACATAAAGTTCGGGCCTACATGATGAAAGAAGAAATAACATATTGCGGTAAGAATAAGTGATAGATATATTAACGGAAGATATTTCCTTAAACCACGACCTCTTTGAATAGCTATCGCCGCTAAAATCAACATAAGGCTTTTAAACTGCATCATATTCCCGACGGAACCTATGCAGATGATTTGCGTTTGTCCGAAGTTATATAGAGTGTCTTTACTAAAGGCACTTAATATGACGAGTATCTCTTCTACAAGAAGGATGCAAATTACTGTTTTGAATACCGGCTCCCAGTCCTCGATCTCTAAGCATAGAAGATAAAAGTAAGCCGCTACCGTAACCCATACAAATGATGTATATGAAATCCACGGTGCCGCAGACAAGAAGCAGTTTATGAATAAGTAAGGAAGTAATACTTTAAGAAATATATTGGCTTTGGTAAAGATGAAGTAGATCGAAAGGAATCCACAAAGAAGGAATACCCATACAAATTGTAATGGGCTATTAGTTAAGCGGACAGCCATTTCAAAAGGTGGAGTGAAGGCTTGAATGGCTATGATCGCCGATACTATGTAGGGAATGAATTTTCTCATTTAGTGGTGCAGGGCTGATTAAGGCTCAACCCTGCGGAAGCCTTGTTCGTTATGCTACCGTTAATCCCGATACTTTCGTATCGGTAACTACCCAACCAACAGTATCATCTATATAAAGCAATACAACCCACGCGCCTGACGCTGTAAAAGTAAGAGTTGACCAACCGGTTGTCGTTGTTCCACCGGCTATGCACGACTTGTCTATAACGAAATTATTCGTGCCTTTAGTGGTCAATACTATTTTTAACAACTGTCCTTTTACGCCGTTGGCTAAACCTATTGTGTTCTGTGCGGCTGTGCCATCTGCCGCTACTTTAGTCAGAACACTATAACCAAGTCCTGCTGTGGTGATGCTTGATGCAGTCGATACCATCGACGATGCCCCGCCCCTTGCGTAACCTACATAAATTAGGTCATACGTCAGTTCCCTGTCCAAAAGAACATTGGTGTCCGTATTGCCCCAGTTATTGTAAGGTGCGCAATAACCAACTGAAGAGACGAGAAGCATCAGCCCTATTACTATTGCTATCCTGATGTATCTCACTTTATTTCCTCCTTGTTCGATATCGGGTGAGCCTTACGACCCACCCGACATCAGTTGGTTTTTATAAAATCCTATCAAGCGTTTTGTCACCGTCCAACACGATCTGGCACTTACAAGCACCGGCTGTATACGTCCCACCAGTTGTGGTAATATACATACGCAGATACCTTAATACCCCAAGCGGTATCGGTAACAGATACGCCTTATACAGAGCGAGTGTGGCATAACCTACCGCACCCGTCGAGATAAGAGTAGTGGGACTTGCGAACGTCGACTCCGCGCACGTCTCTAACGCAAACGTTACTGAAGTCATACCAGTCATCGCGGCTGATATGAGTATAGAAAGATTAGCTGAAGGCACAATAGCGTCTCCTGCCGCGAGCGTATCTATATAGCTCGTTGAAGCCTGCGCACCGTCGACTATTACGGCGTTGTGCATTATTAAGTTTTTATCCTGAAACATGTCTATCTCCTTTTTTGGTTTTATGTTTACGTCAACGCCGCTTCTGTGTTCAGAATTGCATCAACACGCCTTACGGGATAGCCCATGAAGGTTAGTGTCGGGCGCGGGAAACCTGATGCGCTCATCATGTCCTTGTTCAGATCGAGCCAGACGTTAGACTTCGAGGCCATCTTCACTCTTAAAAGTCCTCTTACGAGCTGGTTACAATAGAACACCGGACGAACATTCCCAACCGGCGGGAATTTGTCCAGGGCCAAGCTCATGAGCTTTATGAGGTTAGCGGACGTATCGTTACCGTCTCCAGCTGTAGCAAGAGCCGTAACGTCGATGTTAGCGATACGGACTACAAAACGCCAATCACGCACGCAAAGACCCGCGTCCTGTTTGAAGTGCGTCTGATACCCTTCATATTTTCCGGGAGGGGTCTGTGTATCCCAGAGTGTTACCTGCCCCTTATCCATGACCGATAACCCGCCTTTAGAACCCTTCGGGAATATGCCGTGGATAGTTTCCGGGGACCAGCCTACGAGCCATATCGACGTATTCACGCTGGCTCTGCCGCCTGCATCGATTACGTTGCCGTAAGTGGTGCCGCCGTTTGTTGAAGTGTAACCATAATACCTCGGAGCCAAACCGACAAACTTCTCGGGATTGACTGAAGTATCACCATAGATTATGGTAGAGGCCAATTCCTGACCTATGCCTTCTATGATCGCTTTATCTTCAGAAAGCCTGTAAGACGGGGCATTTCCGTTTAGATCGGCTAGCGATTTATCGATTTCGCTATATGCTTCGAGCATACCGCAAGAATCGATGATCTGGTTGTTCGTGGACTTTACAGGCTGCACGCCGTAGTTAAGCAGGCGCCATGTCGGGGCTGGAATCTTAGCCCTTAGTGTGGTTTTGTGCATTGAACCCATGTTCGCTTCCGTAAACGGAAGGTCATCGAGTATTTCATTGTAAGCATTCAAGATTTCGGCCATGACCGCAATCTTGCCATTCGGATCCTGCGCTCTGGCTATATCAACCAGGGTAGGATAATTACTTGTTAAAACGCCCATTGTCTATCTCCTTTTAGTTATTCCTTAGATTTGCCATACATTATGTCTGCCTGGGACTTATCGCCTTTAGGCGTTACTCCCGGCCCTTCAATCGACTGATCCTCACTTATCTGCTTACCTATCTTTGCAAGAGCCATATTAAATTCGTAATTATCAGCAAGTCCTGAAGCGAACATCAGCTCTCTTACTTCCAGGGGAAAGAACCTATCACGAGTTTTGGCTACAAGTGCTAAGGTTGCGTCCTTTTCAGCTCCGAGCTTAGAGTATGTATTCTCTCTCTCGCTCTTTATGAACGTCTGAAAGTTAGCTTCCTGTTGCGCCTTAAAAGCTTCTGTCGCTTTAACCCCTGCGTCTTTAAGGTGCGGGCCGAATACGTCGGCCAACTTCTGCACGCCTTCCGATGTCATCTTCAATTCCTTAAACACCGGGGTCAATTTATCCAGTAACTCTCCCTGTGGAGCTATGCCCTCTACCATCTTAACTTCATACTTCTCTGGGACTTGTCCTGCTCTTGCTTTTGCATCCTCGGCTTCTTTGGCTTTGACAAGCTCCGCACGCTTACCTTTTTCAGCGTCATTCAGGGTCTTTTCATCAGCTTCAAGAATCCGTTTGTTCTCTGCATCTTGCGCTTGCCTTTCTGGGTCAGTAGCCGCGTCAAGGACACTTTTCTCCTCTGCCACGACTGGAGCCTGTTGCGCTTTATCTACAACCTCTGCCGCCGGGATATTTGTATTTGCCGGGGCTTTAGTCTCGACTGTTTCCATTTACTTCTCCTTTTTTTTAGACCCTAACTCACTCAGATACTCCTCGCGGAGCTGACTATAAGCGTTAGAGCCTACACTTTGAATATCCGCCAAAAGAGCCAGCCCTATATCTGCCTTACCTATGTTGATATAGGTTAGATTCGTGTCCTTCGGAATCGCCGGACTTCTGAATGTCCCGCACTCTCCAAAAAGCCACCATATATACCGTCTCCCTTGAGGCTTTGATAAAATCCATCTAAGGTCATCTATTCGCCGATCAAATAAGCGTTTAGATTCCTTCTTAGCGGCTTCGTTTAGCTTTTCTGAATCTTCCGCTATCTTTAAAAGTCTATCGTTTTCGTCCATTAGTTATTATAGATATATACTTCGTCCGCCGCAGCTGATAGCGTTACCGATAAGAAATTAAAGATTGCTCCGCGTTCACCAAAATATATGTAGTTGCCGCGTGAGTCAGAAGCTGTAACTGCCTTAATATTAAATGCGTTCCCACTAGCTACGCCTTCCCGGAAGTAAGCTGTATCGCCTATTGTGGCCGCGTTCATTTGGACAGTCTTTACTCGTATAAGCCCGGCATAGATAAGAGTTTCCGATGTGCCGCCGGTAACACGGTAGCCGTAACTTGTGGCTGTAACTGTAGCTTTAACAGCGAAAGCACTTGAAGCGATTAACATTATTCCTATTACCAAAACAAAAATCTTCTTAAACATTTCCTTCCTCCTCTATCTTTTGTAATAAGATACGACTATCTTCTATTAAGTGATGCCGCAAATCCCCTTTGCCTGTTAAGATTATATTTTTACCATCTTCAGAAATAACAACGGTAATGTCTACCTCGTTTGTCTTTCTTCTCCAGCTTCTATCAGATATTTTCTTACAAGAGAAACAATTACTCATTACTGCCCCCCCTGCATAGTTTTCATAACTAACCCTTTATTCCATGCCTTCATTTTTCCCTTAGTTCCTTTATTCCAAGGGATATGGCCTTTTAGACTTTCACGCAGTTTTTCTTTTGCGCTGTCTGACATCGAGATGCCTTTATTCCATGCGACTTGCAATCCCTTTTTGCCTTTGTTCCAAACCGGTTTAGTCCTTTTATAAATACCGTATGGCATTATCCTGCACCTTTCATTCCAGCAACTATGCTGTCTAAGGCGGAATTACCACCATTTTCGCCTTGAGGCCCTAATGGAGATTGACTTGCATTCTTTAAAGCACCGCTCGCCTTTTGTGCTATTTCAGCGGCAGCGTTAGCGGCCTGTATCTTCTGCTGTTGAGCCTGTATCTCAGCCCTTGCTTTACGAAGCGCGGCGCGGGCGTTAGGGTCATTCATTATCCTCGCCGGCACTCCAAGCCTCTCACCTTTTTCAGTTGATACTTCGTCAGTATTAACTATGTCCCAGATCGACGGGTCTTGTTTAGCATTGGCAAGATTACCCACGCCAGTTACCCATTCATCTATTACTTGAATACCCATCATCCTTTGAGCCTGCGCTAAAACGGATATGTATTTCATCTTGATAGGCATACCTTGAATTTCTTTAGGCGGAGGAGGAATAAGTCCCATACGTAAAGCTATGTTGTATGTCCTGTCATTCATCGGGTCTAAAAGCTCCGTTTCAAGCCTTTCGAGGACAGGCCCAAGCATAGACATCTTCTCGTTCTTCTCTTCGATTATCTGTTCAGCTGTAACGGGCTGTCCGGTGCGTTCAGCGTCTAACATCATCTTGAATAGATCAGCGAAAGTCTTACGATGAATTGAGGCTTCGGTCTTAGCAATCTTACTTATGACAGCATTTAGATCGAGATTGACTTGATAGACCGGCCTTACACCGGCGTTAGGAACTAAAGAGCTTGACCGAGTTACACCATCCGGCGCGACATTCGGATCGCCTTGAATTGAAGCGTCAGCCTGTAAAGGCGGCTTAATTGACTTAGCAATGGCAATAAGTAGGTCGCTTTCAAGTTTCTGTGCCATCTTAGCGTCGCCCAAAGCCTTCCAGCCAGGTCCTTTGCCATAAGTATCTGCTGTGGTCGTTGTAGCCCAGCGTGGTGCTAAAATCGGGAACTCCTCATAGCCTCCGAGTTTAAGATATGACATAGGCTGTGCGCCGTCCTGCCAGTAGATTGAACGAAATGGCATATTCGCAAAGTCTTTATACTTGTCTATGCGGTCATCGTTAACTTCGATTAAATGATTTACTACATTCCATGTGTCAGGCGATTGATTCATGAATGATTGAATTGTTGCAGGCGTGGCATTACCTTTACCGAACTTCTCAATTATCTGCGCGGCAGTCATCCAAAATCTTCGATAGAAAGCGTTGACTCTTCCTGTCTGGTCGCAACCAAGATAATATTCGCCTATTGTATAGGCTCTCATTCTTACGATATCTCTATAATCTTCTTCAAGAAAAGCGCAAGCTGTAGCGAATGAACCGACTTCATTGTAAATTGTGTAGAGTGAGCCATAGACGTTTGACTTAGCGTAAATATCGAACATTATCTTCTGAACCTGATCGAGCCACGCCTTAACGGGTGTAAATTCCATAAGGTCAGGGTCATCTATTTCGGGCTTGAACCACGGACGGGATGGGGAAGTAAGTCCTGAAATCATTCCTGATGCTAAGGTATCGAAATCGTCCTCTGCTACGGAATTAAGTAATGTCTTATGATTTATCTTCTCGCCGACATTCGGGCGTTTCTCATAGAAGTGTCCCCTCGTCGGATTCTCATATTCTGAAATTTCCATAAATGTTGGATACCATAATTGTCCTTCATTACGAAGGGCTAAGCCCCGTTTATTAAAGCTCCAACGATCAAGATTTGTATCTTGAAATTTGCCCGGGACTATCGGCTTTGAAGCTGCTGATACGCCTAAAGTTGCTTGTGCCATGTTATATTTCCTCGCTTATTATTCTTTTGACTTTCTTATGACATTCTTCACAAAGAGTTTTACCGTTAGAGATATCCCAGAATGGTGCATAGTTATATGCAAGCACTACTAATTCCTGTTTATCCTCTATCGGAGATAGATGAGAATATAACTTTAAGAACTCTGCTAAGATAATTGAAAATGCTTTTATGTGATGTGCTTCTAACTTGCCGCCACGAACTCCGCAATCCTGACAAGTGAAGTCATCTCGAAGAAAGACCTTCCTGATCCAATTAGTCTCGAATGGGGAATATCTAATGCGATAATGTAAAGGTGTTCTGCCACTTCTCCAATTAGGATGTTGATCTCCTGCCGCATGAACTAATCCCTTAAAACCATTCGGGTAATGCTTCTTATACTCTGGACCTTTTAAGTCTTTATTCCAGGGTATGTTGCCTTTCTTTATTCCGCCACCAAGATAAATATGCAATTCTTTGTTCCAAGGAATAAGACCTTTTTTAAAACCGTTTTTATTTCCTTTAAGCAATTTACTCATCGCCATATGTTTGCACTTGCGAGAGCAGTATTTCTTTACAGAAACTAAACAAGGTTTAGTCCAAAACTCTTTGCCACATACTTTGCATATTACATTATTAGTATGCGTCTTCTTCATTCCTTTATTCCAAGAAGTGCCACCCCTCTTGCCCTTATTCCACGGACTATACCCCTTTTGAAATCCAGTATGCATTACGCTCCTAATACCTTCTTTTGTGTTCCTTGCGCATTGGTGTTTGATAAATCGGGACCTGCACCAGTTATGCCTCCGGGAGATGTTTTAATAGTGCTGGTGGATCCCCATTTTAGAGCGCTAATTTGCGCACGTCTTTGTCCTGCAGTAGATTGTGGACTTACATCACTCGGCATCGGAGTTGGCACGGGACTCGGTAAAGGCTGCGCCGGGGGTGCTACTGGGTCTGCTGGTTTTCCTCCACACATGGGTCTATCTCCTTTATGTTAATTGCAACGCAAAGTATTCTCCGTCTTTATCTTCGGAGTATTTTTTAAATCCAAGTTTTATGGCCATCTGCTTCATGTATTGCTCTATTGGGATTGATGAAACAACATACGCCCAGCATTGACTGTATTTCTTGCCTACCATAACAAATACCTTACGCAAGAACAGAAATGAACTGCGAGCTTTCTTCTTTGAGGCATAGTCAGGATGGAAGATAACGTGCTGAATCCTCGGTAATTCTCTGCCGTCGGTAAATTTATATAGTTTAAACGCTATTACACCGACGATCTTTTCGTCTTTGATCCATATGTATACCAAGTCGCAAGCTGTATCATAATTCTCGCCCATCTTACAAGCCTCACAAAGAGCGATGATTTCAGCCTCTACTTCAACAGGCAACTTACCATCGTATTCATTGATTGTCATACCTTGAGCAGATCCTCTGCATTGACATCTTTTGCGTATTGAAGCACAACTCCTGCGCCCGCGTATTCCTGCCTTTTCAATTCTGACTTGTCCATTGGATAGCCGAACGTAGGCAGGTAGGCTAAAGCGTCAATCAGATCATCATGCAAGCCTTTAGGGAACATCAGCAGCTCTGATTCCATTTCAGTAAGCCATTGTGCGTGTTCCGGGAACCAAACCGTCTTAGTCCTGAAACGCGGCTGTATGCCCTTTATACGCATTTCTTTCTGTTTTTCAGCCTCCAACTCTTTTATAGCGAAGAACGTGTCTCTGACAGGCATTTCCTTTGCAATGAAGTGTATCAGGGCGCGCTGGTAAGCCACTCTTTCGATTCCCACCATTTTTGGCTTCCACCGCTTCACAAGATTAAAGATATGATCTATTGTCTGTGATGGATCAAACCGTCCATACACACAATCGAGGATGAACCAATGATTTTCGCTATTGATACCAATGACAGGAATTGCGGTATAGTCGGCTGTCTGCTTTTCGCTTATTGCAAGGTCAACGCATATGAATATGTTGCACTTCTTAGCTAAGTCATTGATAAGAGATGGCGTGTAATATCTGAAATCCTCACGCCTGAATGTGCGCGTCTCATCACTTATGGCCTCGCACATCTTCTCTCTAAACCATATATCGAGTTTACCAAGTATGCGAAAGTCCTCTTTTGATTTCTCTATCGATTCAACTGTATATTTAGATGGCCAGGATGAAACTCCATTAACTATTATTGGAACCTTGTGGCAATCAAAATTAAGTTCTTTAGCGTTAGTCATTACACGTTCAATGATGCACCTCTCACCTAAATTATTCCCGATTATAAATAAACGTGTATTCTGCCCTAAGAACATGACATCTGATAAAAACCAATTCCAATCGTTCTCGGTTACGGTCTCGGACTGCGCATCCTCAACATCCTGGGGATCGTCAATTATGACGCAGTTATGACTTAATCCTAAAGGCGATAGATATGTATGCGTTTCAGTTTGTATAGGAACAATTGTATCCATCCCCGATTCGTTTACTTCTCTCACCTTGCGCCATATAAAGTTATCGGCTATGAATACAGTATCTATCCTTTTTGGCTTAATCCTCGCGCCTTCCATTCCAAATAACTCTGAACCATTACTCATCATCAAGTCGTATTTCTGCTTACTTAATGAAATATGCCCATTTGGAAATGTTTCTTCTCTTGGCCCCGCGCCTAATCTTACATACGAAGCAATACCTAATCTGGCTATCATTTCTGATAGAATAAGAAGCCCCTCATAGTTGATAGACGTTATTCGCGCTTGCTTTCTATCTCTATCCATCCAACCATCTGAATCTAAATAACCTTGGACAATGTTCTTAACCTTTTCGTTATCTAATTTTCTAACCCACATCGGCGGTATCTTTATAGAATTACCAAACCGCCATGTTTTTAACCAATCGGATAAAGACGTATTATTCCACATGAGTATTTCGCAACCATTCGCCTTTGTCCTACAATGGCTATCGCTATACCGAGATATAACAGCTTCAAGACGTTCTTTTATCTTGGGATACTTATTAGCGCAAGTCCAATAAACCCTGTTTTTAGCAATATGCCCGTCACCCCACCATAAGCCAATCGCCCACCAAAATTCACTATCATTGAAGTATTCGGGCATGATTTCTTTTTGACCTACACCACGATTAACAACCTGCCCTTTATCATTTCTATTAGTTATTGTTGGTATGTTTTTACTTATCTTCGCCATTGATAATTGAGAATTATCAATTGGAGTTCCAATATAATCGTTTACGGAAATATCCTCTGCATGCTTCCATTCACCTGTATTTATAAATCGCCATTTGTTATTTATCTTCTTTTTTGTCCTACACCAGAACCTATGTTCACAAGATACTTTTTCTTTATACGGTATGCCATGAACCCTAATTTCAAGAGTATCTGATTCAACCTCGCCTTTCAGATATTTACTATCCTCAACCTTGACTAATCTTCCATCCTGCCATATCAAAGAGCCTTTAACATGACACTTCGGCCTGCGGTCTATATTGGCCAAGCCACGAATGGACGCGCCCTTACCATATGCTTCAATGCGAACGCAGATCGTTTCTCCATGAACGTCCTTAACGTCTATTGCAAATACACCAGCCGATTCTTCATGGACCTTGATTTTATTGGCTGAAAGAATGGGATTTGAATTATACTCACGCTCTATTTCACGAAGTTTTGCGCCTGCAAGCGTAGCGTTATTCTTGATTAGGACTATGTAATCACGGGCTTTAGATGGAAAGGTTAAGCAATAAAGCAGGAACGAACGAAGGACATATTGAGTTTTAGCACTCTCACGGAAACCTTCAATGGCCGTATTGCGCTTGCCATTTAAGAGAGTATCTGACCACTCATAATGATACTCTGCCGGCATTACCTCGGATGGATCTGTAGATAATAAGCTATAACGAAAGGCCACTAAATTCATCATGGCCTTAGATTTAAGCGTTAATAAGTCTGCCGGATTGATCGATTTTATTGGATTTATCAATTGCCCCATTCCAGATTTTTATATATATATTCGTGTCGGGCTGCGCTGATTGTTCAGGATAAACTTTTTTCATTACCGCTATCAAAACTTCTTTATATTGAATTGCCCTGGCCGCAACGAGAGAATTGAAATCTTTAAACCCTGCGCGCTTCGATTTATCTTCCAATGCGTCAATCAGCCCGGCAATATCTTTAGAGTGAGTATTCCCTTTAGGGTTAGGACTTGCCATACCCTTCTTCCAATTAGGATTGCCTCGCCTATTTGCTTTTACTTGAACATTATCTTTGTTATCAATTTCTGCCACTTTACATCGCCCCCATCATCTTTAGTTCACGATCCCTTGCAAGCTTCTTATCAAACGATATTGCTGCTTCCGCGCTAAATTCTCCCCGGCCCATTAAAAAGTTTGTCATAACTATATCCGGGTTTTGTTGAGGCTTGATTCTGAACCATGCTATAAAACCATTCTTTGAATTGTAGGGTTTAAACTTAATCATCCATCTCTCCCATATAAAGGACATTTAAGCGTGGTTATATAGCAAAAAAGTGCTTCTTTTTCTGATTTTATTTACAGCGCGTTTTATAAAAGTATCTTCATTAAAATCTTGTGGAGAGTATGGTATCTCCCTACGCCGAATATGGCGTGCAGTATACCCCTTCTTCCCATTCAGTCTTTCAAGGTAGTTTTCAAGCTTACGGCAGATTTCTTTGCAGATTTTTGATTTCTTGCAGGTGTTGCATAACATAAAAGACGACCCTCCCTTTCGGTTAGATCGCCTTGTTGCTATGGCTTGCGCCTTGCTTCTATGGCGAGATTATGCCTTGCCGTTTAGCGGTTATGGCTTATGTTCTTTATAAAGCTTTTCTATGGAACCCGACTTCGTAAGTTTTCCCTGGCTGAACTCTAACTTCTCAAAGCGTATGAAGTGCGCGCTCATTATATCCCTTAAAAAATCGGGATTGAGTTTCATAAACCTTTCAGCAAGGTCGGTTAGTTTGCCTTCGTCAGTCATTTATATCCTGCCCTCTTTAGCCAACTGTTTACCTTTTTGATATGCCCTGCGGCCCTTTGCTGACTTTGTTTCGATCCCGGCCTTAAACATCATCTTCCTGACCCGCTTGGCCCTTTTATGGCTCACGTTTTCCTTTCTTCCGATCCTCGATCGGTATG